TAAATGATAGTCAAACACCTAGCTATAGTAATGTAGATGATAGTCAAACACCTAATTGGGAAGAAGTAGCTTAATTGTGTTAATTAACTTATAATTTTACAATGGCAAGTACATACGTTAATAATCTTAGATTAAATGAGATGGGTACTGGAGACCAATCTGGTACATGGGGAACAGTCACTAACACTAATTTAGAGCTGATAGGAGAAGCATTAGGTTATGGTACAGAAGCCATAGTCACTAACGCAGATACTCATGTATCAACAGTAGCAGACGGCTCAACAGATGCAGCAAGAGCCATGTATGTAAAATATACAGGTACTTTAGATTCTACTTGTACAATCACCATAGCTCCAAACACCATGAAAAGAGTGCAAATCATAGAAAACGCTACTTCTGGCTCTCAATCAATAATAATTAAACAAGGGTCAGGGGCAACAGTCACTGTTCCTAATGGTACTACTAAAATTTGTGTTTTAGATGGTGCTGGTTCTGGCGCAGCAGTAATAGACGCCTTAGAAAATTTAAGTATAAGTGGTGATTTAACTATCGGTGGAGATGATTTAATAATGGGTACTAATACAAGTGGTCATATATTAGTAGGCGACGGCACAAGTTATAACCCTGTAGCTGTAAGTGGAGACGTAACTATAGCAAGTAGTGGGGCAATCACCATAGCGAACGATGCTGTGGAACAAGCTATGATTGCTGATGACGCAGTAGGTGCAGATCAATTAGCTAGTGATGCAGTTGTAAACGCAAGTGTTGCATCTGGTGCAGCGATAGCTTTTAGTAAAATGGCTGACCTAACTGCATCCAGAGCTTTAGTTTCTGACTCTAACGGTGATGTATCAGTAAGTGCCGTCACTTCAACAGAGTTAGGATATTTAGATGGTGTAACTTCTGCTATACAAACACAATTAGGTACTAAACTAAATTCAAGTTTACCACTTACAGATTTAAATTCTACGGATGGTCAGAGAAGGTTTAGGTTTGATTCTGCCAGTCACACGTACATAGACTCTGCAGCAAGTATTTTACTTCAATCAGGTAATGCCACTAAAGCCACTCTTGATAGTAGTGGTAATTTCACAGCTACAGGTAATATTGGTGCATATTCTGACTTAGCACTCAAAGAAGATATTTATCAAATAGAAAACGCTTTAGAAAAAGTAAATAAATTAAGAGGTGTACATTTTACTCGTAAATCTGATAACGCTAAAGAAATAGGGGTAGTGGCTAACGAAGTAGAAAAAGTAGTTCCAGAGTTAGTAGATGAACATCAAGACAAAGAACTAGGAACAGTAAAAACCATGAAGTATGCAAATACTGTTGGGCTACTTATAGAAGCAGTAAAAGATTTAAGTAAACAAGTAGAGGAACTAAAAAATGTCCCAACTTCCAACTAGTGGAGCAATAAATTTAAATGAGATCCACGTGGAAGCTGGAGGTTCCTCAACCTCAGCTTGTACCATAAATGATTCAGATATAAGAGGTTTAATAGGCAAGTCTTCAGAAGCACAAATGGATTTTGCTGATTGGTATGGTGCAATGGCAGAAGAAGCTTCAACAGGAACAGTAGCACAAACCCTTACTATTGGTGCAGGTTATCAACAGTACACTAGCTGGGGTTATAGAAACACAACATACAATCTTGGGACTACTTTTGGCAGCACTACTGCAACTAGCATAACAGGAATTTCTGGCAAAACTTTACTAGCTATTGAAAATATGGGATTTTTAGGTAGAGAAGCACTAACATTAGTTGTTGATGGTAAAATGAGTAATTCTAATTGGAGCACTATAACAGTCACAAATTGTTCTGGAAATTTATGGAACAATTCAACTCAAAGTTTTGGCAGAGCAAGTGCAGACACTTTTTATCAACAACAAAACTCAAGAGCTCCTTCTGGTTGGAACACAGTTTGGTCATGGAGTGCTCCTAGTGTTACTACTGGCTATCAAACTTTAGGAATTAGAAACACAGCTTACAGTGGAATAGGTTCAAATCACGGAATAACTTTTGCATGAGGTAATTATGGAAATTATAATATGGATAGCTTTAACTTTAATTCTAGGAAAAGTTTTACTTAAAGCAGTAAGACCAGATATCAACAGGTTAGTAAATAAAAAAGCTGTTGAATACTGGGAAAATTTAAAAAATCATTTTTAAAATGGCAAAAAGAGCAACAGTCACTGAATTAGATAAAAGGTTAAGTGCTCATGAAGCAGCATGTGACCAGCGATGGAAAGAAAACTATCGCAGACTTGACTCTATTGAAAGTGGTGTTTCTTCCATTAATAGAACTATTAGGAATGGCTTGATATTTATTGTTACTATTTCTTTAACTATTATTGGATTTTTAGTAAAATTTGCGTTGTTTTAGGAGAACGAAGATGGAGTTCTCCTCAGAAACTAGATTATCAGAACATTTTAGGTTAAGAGAACTTGAAAAATCTCAAGTTGCTCTACGTAATGATATTGATAATACAGTTCAAGACGAAACTATATTTAATAACTTAAAATCTCTTTGTGAGGAAATACTTGAACCCATACGAAATAATTTCGGCAAACCTATTAGTCCTAATTCTGGCTATCGCTGTTTGGAGCTCAATAGAAAACTTGGCTCTCGTGACACTAGTCAACACACTCTAGGTCAAGCCGTAGATATAGAACTTCCTGGAATAGATAACGAGGAGCTCTTATACTACATTAAAGAAAAACTTGACTACGATCAAATTATTCTTGAATACTATGACGGTATAGATCCACACAGTGGTTGGGTACATGTAAGTTATGTATCGCCAGAAGAAAATAGAAAAAATAGTTTTTCTTACGACGGTAAAACATATAGAGTTATAGAATGACAAAACTTACTGCTATACAATTTAGACCTGGGATCAATAGAGAAAATACAAACTACTCTAATGAAAATGGTTGGTTTGATGGAAATTTAATTAGGTTTGCTAAAGGTCTCCCTGAAAAAATAGGTGGCTGGAGAAAAGATAACAGTAATACTTTTGAAGGCAACTGTAGAGCTTTACATGGGTGGACAAATTTAGTAGGAACTAAATTTTTAGGTTTAGGTACAACTGTAAAATACTATGTAGAAGAAGGTGGTAGTTTTTATGATGTGACTCCCCTTCGGTCAATAACTTCTGCAGGAGATGTCACTTTTGCTGCAAGTAATGGCTCAAGTACAATAACTGCCACGGACAGTAATCATGGGTTATCTGTGGGAGATTATGTAAGTTTTAGTGGTGCAGCAAGTTTAGGTGGTCTTGTGACTGCCGATGTTTTAAACCAAGAAAGTGCTTCACTTAATCAATCAGGTTTTGAAGTAGTTTCTGTACCAACTGTCAATACTTATACATTTACTGTCCCAGTGACAGCGAATGCTTCTGACAGTAATAATGGCGGAAGTAGTGTGATAGGTTATTATCAATTACAAATAGGTCTTGATGCTTATGTGTCAGGCACAGGTTGGGGAGCAGGTGCTTGGGGAGAAAGTACTTTCGGTTCCACTAGTCCACTAGCTTTTGGTAATCAATTAAGATTATGGTCTCATGATAATTTTGGTGAAGATTTACTTATTAATCCAAGAAATGGAGGAGTTTTTTATTGGGATAGTTCCGCAGGAGTATCTTGGGCAACTAACCCAGCAAATAATAGAGCTAAAAACTTAACAGATTTAGCAGGATCTAACTTAGCTCCAACTGTTGGTTTGGTGACTTTAGTTTCTCAAGTAGATAGACACGCTGTTGTTATGGGTGCTGACCCTTTAAATGCTGCAGGAACAGCAAGAACAGGCACACAAGATCCACTTTTTATAGCATTTTGTGACCAAGAAAATATAACAGAGTGGGAACCTAAAAGTACCAACACTGCTGGTTCTCTGACTCTATCAGAAGGAAGTATAATTATTGGTGCCCAAAAATCTAGGCAAGAAATACTAGTTTGGACAGATACTGCTTTATATAGTATGCAGTTTGTTGGACCACCTTTTACTTTTGGTGTAAATTTAATTAATAAAGAAACAGGATTAATTGGACCTAATGCAGCAATAGTTACCTCTAAAGGTGTTTTTTGGATGGCGATTGATAACTTTTATGTATACACAGGAACAGTACAAAAAATACCTTGTTCTGTTTTAAGTTATGTGTTTAATGATTTGAATATTTCTGAAGCATATAAATTCCATGCTTTTTTAAACGAAGAGTTTGATGAAGTAGGTTGGTTTTATACATCAAGTGGTGGTACTGAAATAGATAGATATGTTTCTTACAACTACGCTAACAATGCATGGGCTTATGGTCAATTAAGTAGAACAGCTTGGTTAGACGCAGGCACAGAACCATACCCTAGAGCTACTGGCAGTAATTACTTATATCAACATGAGTTTGGTTACGATAATGACGGTAGCCCTATGACTAATGTGTTTATAGAAAGTTCTGATATGGACATGGAAGATGGTGATCAATTTAGTTTTGTTAGCAAACTTATACCAGACGTTAGGTTTTTAAACAACTCTAGTGATGGTCAAATAAATTTTGTACTAAAAACTCGTAATGCTCCAGGAGAAACTTTAACTACAAATAGTACAAATGTAGTAGCTGGAGATACAGCTAAAGTAGATTTAAGGTCAAGATCAAGACAGATAGCTGTGCGTTTTGAATCTGATGATGACGCTTCATATCCAGGAAACACAGACACAGGTTGGCGATTAGGTAATAATAGAATAGAGATAAAACCTAACGGAAGAAGATGAGTAAACTTCTACAATCACAACTACCTATAAGTGTAGATGGTAGTATAGACGGTAATCTATACAACAGATTAGTTCGTATTCTTGAAATTAATTTAGGTCAATTTGACCCAGATAACACTCGTCAAATAACAACCCAAGAAAAATTAGAAAATAAATTTAATCAAGGGGCAATAGTATTTGACACAACTTTAAATAAATTACAAGTTTATGATGGTAATAATTGGTTAAATGTCAATACAACCGACACTTCTTCTTTTAGTGGTCCGCCAGAAAATGGCTTATCGGCTCAAGCAAGTTTAGGTATAGTATCAGTATTGACGAAGGGAGCAACTAGTATTCACTTGTGATAAAACAGAAAAGATGCCCTTACTGTAATAAATTTACTGATAGGTGGCATAACAATAAACCTCAAGCATGTGGTGCTTGTCTACAAAAAGCTAAAAAATTACATATATCTAGTTCTAGGTATAGGTTTATGAAAAATTTACTTATACAACTAAGATATTCGAGGGAAAAACAAGGGCATACATTTACGCTTATACCAGAGGACTTATACGAGCTCTGGGACGAGCAGGAGGGTAGATGTGCTTTATCTGGTATACCTATGACTTTTAATAAAAGTGACGGTGGAGAGGACACAAACGTCTCTATTGATAGGATAAGACCTAAAGGTTTATATGTAAGAAAGAATATACAACTAGTTGCAAAAAAGGTAAACTTACTCAAGCATACCCTAGAAGAAAATAAATTAATCGACTGGGTGGATAAGATTTATAATCATAAGATATTAAATAAATAATATGATAGGTCAAGTAATAGAAGTAGCAGATAAAGTATTAGGTAAATTTATACCTGATAAAAATCTAAAAATGAAGCTACAAAAAGAGATGACTATGGCGTTTCATGACGCTAATCTTGCACAAATACAATTAAACAAACAAGAAGCTGCACATAAAAATATATTTGTAGCTGGTTGGCGTCCATTCGTAGGATGGATTTGTGGGGTAGCTTTAGCGTATCATTTTGTTTTATCACCAGTAATAGAGACTATACTTATAGCTTCTGGTGTGGTTATGGATCTACCGAGCTTTGAGTTTTCACAATTATCTAGTATACTTATGGGTATGCTCGGATTAGGCGGTCTTAGAACTTATGAGAAAATGAAAGGAGTCTCCAGAGAAAAATGAGTTTTTTAGAAAAACTACCAATTATGGGACAAGTCCAAAGTGGCATAATGCAACTTGGTGGAATATCAAATCTTTTAAATAAAGGTCAAATGGGATTATTAAAAGATATACCTATTTCCCCACTATTGGGAGATAAAGCTACAGGACAGTTGTCTGCTGTATTACCAGAAAAACTTATGGGTATAACCCCTGGAATGAATATAGCATCTGATATGTCAGAAGAAATGATGATGGAGATGGGTCAGCCAGATCCTGAAGCTATTACTCAAAAAATTCTTGCTGATCAAGGTAGATATGGTGATCAAGTTATGGGGCATTTAGCTCCAGGAGAAATTGTAGTACCTAAAAAATTAGCATCTGACCCTGAGCTATTAGAAAAATTGCAAGAAGTCTATGGTAAATTCGGTGTTGATATGAATCAATACACCGTAGGCAACGAAGCAAACTCAATCAACCCCAATACTGGAATTATGGAGTTTGGTTTCTTAAGTGATTTATGGGGAGACATTAAGAAAAATGCTCCGACTATAGGTCACATAGTGGGTTTTGCTGTAGGTGGACCTATTGGTGCAGGTATAGGTGGAGCTATAGGTGGTGCTGTAAAAGAGGGTGATTTAGGTTACGCTTTAAAACAAGGAGCAACAGGTTACACTCTTGGTAGTATGGCAGCAGGTGCAGGTCTTACACATGGTACTTTATCTAACCCAAGTCTTGGTTTTGGCTCAGGGGGAGTCACTAGTGGTGGAGTAGGTGGATTTTTTGAAAACTTAGGGGCTAATGCAAGAGGAGGATTAACAGGAACTATGCCAGCAGGGGCTACTGGTATAGGTAAAAGTTTTAAAGCTTTATCTGGTATGGAAAAAGGTCTTGCGGGTCTCACAGGTATAACAGCTCTGGGAGGTTTTGAAAGCCCAGAACAACAAGAAGCTGAAAGACCAACTGTAACGCAAAATCCACAAATATCACAGTACATGAATCAAAGTTTAGGTCAGGCACAACCTCTTGAGTTTACTTCTGGTCCACAATTAGCGAATCAATCTAGGAATCAAGTAGCAGGATTAGTGCCTGTACAACAAGGCATAGAAAATTCTGCTTTATTAAATTATTTGGAGTCTATGAGAGCTCAGCCAGTAGCACAGGTAGTCTACCCTAATTTCGAGGCGATATAATGGCAGTAAGCACTACTCAAGCAACTACTTCCCCACCTATATTTTATGGTGAATTAATGAGTCAAGGGATATTCCCTGCTCTTAACCAAGAATTTAGAAGTTTAGTCACTGATGGAGCAACTCCCTATAATTATGAAGGACAAAGAACAGCAGATTTTACACCTGACCAACTCCAAGCTTTTGAATTAGCTAGACAAGGTGTGGGAAGCTATCTTCCTGGAATGACCTCAGCTCAAAACTTTTTAAGTGGTGCATTAGACACAGGAAGTAATTTAATGCAAACTGGTGTTCAACAAGGTATATCAGGCACACAAGAAGGGCAAAATATTCTAAGAAGTATGGCTGGTGGTTTTGATCCTACCGATACTACTAGATTTTTCAATCCTTACGAAGACGCTGTAGTAGATCAAACTTTATCAGACTTTCAAGATAAATTTGATATAACTCAAAACCAATTAAATAATCAAGCTATACAGTCTGGTGCTTATGGTGGGTCAAGAGGTAGGTTACTGCAAGCAGACTTGGCAGAAAAATTTGGTAGGGGTGCAGCAGAAGCTGTAGGCGGTATAAGGAGACAAGGTTTTAGTGATGCTATGGCTAATGCACAGGCAGCATTTAAAGGCAGAGGAGTTGTAGCAGGTGGGCTAGGTTCACTAGGCGGTAACTTAGCAAATATAGGTATAGCTGGTGGTGGTGATTTAATTAACACTGTAGGCAGAGGTGCTGGTGCTCTCGGCAATATAAACACAGGTATATATAATTTAATGGGTGGCGATATAAATAGGCTCAGCTCACTCGGTGCTCAACAACAAGGACAAGCTCAAAGAGGGCTTGATATTGATTATGGTAATTATGTTGGTTCAATAAATTATCCGTTGTCTGTTATAAGGAATGTGGGTGGCATAGCTCAAGGTCTTGCTCCATCACTTGGTAGTAATGTTTTCCAAACACAAGAAGATATAGGTGACCCCGACCCAGAACAAAATAAGTTTATGCAATTAGCTGGTGCAGGTTTACAATTATATGGTTTAGGGAAAGACGCAGGGCTCTTTGGAGAAGAATAAAAAATGGCACAAAGATTTGACCCAATAACGCAAAGGTTTCAATTAAGTGGTTTAGATAGTTTATTTCAACAAAACCCAGCAAACTTAGCAAGTAATTTATTAAGTTCAGGAATGTCTCCTCAAGAGGTATCATTACAGACAGGTCTAAGTCCTGATGAACTTATGCTACTTCAAAGAAATAAAATGACTAACGTACCAGTACAACCCCCTATGGCTACTATGGATATGGGTCAAACAGGTGGCATAACTTCTACTTTAAACAGAGACTTAATGTCAGGCGATCCTACAGGTGAGCTAGGTGTGTTGTCGAGTCAAATGGTAGATCAAATGGATTTGTTAGGTCTTACTAAAGATGAAGACACGGCTGATGAGTTAGACACAATAGTTGCAGCACAAATAAACTCAGCTGCTGAGAAAGTACAATCTGCGGAAGCAAGTGGTGATCCTCAACAAATAGCGAAAGCACAAAAAGATGCTAATGATGTAACTTCAATCAATACTTCTATTATAAGTTTTTTAGGTAATAGCCCAGAAGAAAGAAAAGAAAAAATGCAGATATATAGAGACGCTGCAGCTACTATGTTGGGCGGTAGAGAAGATTTAGAAAAATATATTCGTAGACCAGATGAAGCATTGCCCTACATGGTAGCAGGCATGTCTTTAATGCAATCAGGTACAGAAGGCGAGGACTGGACAACTGCTTTGAGTAATGCTTTTAGTAAATACGCAGTTAGTAAAAAACAAGAAGATAGACAATTTCAAGACAGGTATGCACAGTTCAAATTAAACGAGCAAATGCGTAAAGATGAGTTTGCCACTAATTTAGCATTAGAAGATTTAAAAATATCTGCAGCACAAATTACTGAAAAAGGTACACCTTATATAGTGAACGGATCTCTGCGAATATTAAACTCTATGGAAGCTAGAAAATTAAGTAAAGCAGAAGGTGCTGATATAAGACCTTACGATAAAGACCTTGACGGAAAAGTATCAGACTATACCATAACTGGCTCAAACGGCAGTAGCATTACTACACTACTAACTAACGCCGAAGCAAGTGGATATCAAGACATGGGTTTTGAAATAGTATCAGGTAATCAAAATAAAAATACAAAACAATATCAAATAGTGTACCCAGAAGGTTTTACAGGAGCTCCTGGATCTAGATTAGAGGGTAGTCCTGCTTTTATAAATGCGAGTGATAATGAAATACAAAATTTAAGGAAGGAGTTTAAGGATGTTGACTTTAGTGATAAAAAAATTGATTTAATACCTATTCTTAGGACTACAGACGGTAAAACTATACCTATGCTTGTGCCAGAAACTCAAGTAAATTATAAAACTGACCAAAAACAATACGGAGGTGGGTTTAGTTTGACTATGGATAAAGACGGAAACACTACTTTTACATCTGGTGCTGGTACTAATGAACGAAGTTTAAATAAAGACAGAAGAAAAAGAACACAAGAGTTTAGAGACCAAGCTACAGATGTTGCAGAAGTGTACACGCTACTTGATGATATTATTAAAGTAGTCGATGGACCATCAGGTGCCCAGCTACCAGCTGGTGCTAGAGGATTCACTAATATACTACAACGAGGTTTAGATGAGATTGGTGCATTAGGTAAAAACCTTACTAATATTGCCACAGCTACAAACGATGTTTTAAGTTTCACAGATACAACTTTTGAAGGAGCAGATGGTAGTAAGATTACAGCTCAACAATTATTTAGTGATCTTTCAGGGTCAGAAGAATATGCTGGATTGTTAGGAACTAATGTAAATAATAGAGAATACCAAGCATTGACTTTTAACTTAGCTGTTTCTTTAGCTAAAGCTATGGGGCTAGGTGAAGCCAGAGCGTTATCAGATAAAGATTTAGTTTTTGCTATGAGAACGGCTGGTTTTGATTCTTCAAACAGAAAAAGTTTAGCAAAAAGACATAACACATTGAGAAAACAATTACTTAGAAGTCTGTATCAAACTAAAAATAACCTTGAATCAGATGTGTACCTAAAAGGAGATGATAAATTCGTAAAAGGTTTAAATGCTATACTTGATAACCCAATCGATCCACTTAATCCAGATGTTTCTTTTTCAAGTGTCTTTCAAAACATAGGTAATGAAGCTGAAGAAGTTATAGTAGATGATACTCAATCTACAACAACTATGCAAGGTGTGTTTAGTCCAAAATACAAAACGTATTTTGATAGTTTAAACCCAGAAAATAATATGGCGAATGCTTTTGATAGATTGAGCAAAAAAATGGCTTCAGTAGAAAATGAGTCAGAAGCTGACCAAGAAATATTTTTAAAAGACTTAGGGTTATTTATGGCAAATTTACCAGATGACATAAGAAACGAACTACTCTCAGGTTTAGGTTTAACTCCAAGTACAGAATAATATGGCACAAAACGATATTATAGATCTTGACGCAATAATAAGTGACCCAGAGTTATTTCAAAGATTTAGAAAACTACCTAGTATGTATTCAACACAAGATGATAAATTTACTCGTGGGCTTGAAATAGACAAACTAGCTCAGTATGGTTTCGATTTAGATAACACAGCTAGAAGAAGATCTCAAGTGCTCGGGGATGACATGAGTTTTTTTGAAAAAATCACTACACCTGGAGGAGTACCAGCAGTAAGGTATGATAACCCTGCATTAGAATTTGATGAGCTTATTACAGCGGACAAAACTAAATATTCAGAGGCTGTCGAACGTGGATTAAAAGCTGGTGACCCATATTTTTACGCAAATCCAAAATTTATTGATAGATTAGACAAGAAAACATTGGGCGAATTTTACGGCATAGACTATGATAACAATTTACCGAAAGGACTTTTAAGAGATTTTACTCATCTACCAAATAAAATTATTAGTAATCCAGAGTCAGCTAAACCAACTCTTGAAAGATTATTGAGACAAAAATTTAGAGAAACTGGTGATCTACCAGAGAATTTTGATTTTGATATCAAACTAGATCCTAGTGGTACAGTAGGTTATACTTTTCAAAATCCAACACTTGACGGTAAACGCTCCCCTTTGAATCCTCCAGGCATGCAGTTCGGTGATACGATGCCGTTTATAGAACAATTAAGTGCTGAGGTACTAGCTGGTATTGCTACATTTGCTGGTACAAGAAGTCCTACAGCTGGAGTACTCGCAGAAGGTTTAGCAGGATACACCTACAGATACACTACCCTAAAGAATTTACAAGACAGAGGAATAATTGACCCCGATTACGACATAAATATGGACGCTATGAAGGAAATGGGTTTAGTCATGGGGCTTGGTCTGAGTGCTAATGCAGTGATAAATCTTATACAAAGGTATGGTAAAACAGTTCCTGGAATGGGTAGAACTGGTTTTCTCCCTATGGGCATAGACGAAAAAGAATTTATAGAAGGATTTGAAGCAGTGAGTAAAGAAATAGGAGATAATAATTTAATTTCTATGAGTAATCTTACTACTCCTCAAGTTATGAGAGCATACGCTGAAATACAAGCTGAAAAAGGTGGACCAAAATTAACTTCACCGTATGAATCTGCTCAAAAAGAATTAGAACAGTTGACTCCTGGACAACAAGGTGGACCGTTAAGGCAAAAATTCCAACAACAAGATGAAGCAGGTGAAACAGCTGTAGAAGATATTTTTGAAACAGGTGCAGATTTATCAAAAAGAGATGCTTTACAAGAAGGTACTGACATAGCCATGTCAAGAACAGGTACAGAAGTGCGTGAAGCTACAGAAGAGTTTGTGGAAACTGCACCTAATGTCATAATAGCTAAAGATGGTGTAGAAAAATTTGTACAAAGGAACTCAGATGAATTTACAAAATTTTTGGACGGTGGTGTAGATGTTTCTCCAGCAGATTTAACTAGAAGAATACAAGAAGATTTTTATAATTTAAGGGTAGCTAAACAAACTGAAACAGACGAAGCTTTTGACTTAGCATTTGATGCTATAAAAGACAAAAGAAAAAAACCTTTTGACATGAGTGAAGTGGCTGAAGTTTTTGAAGGAATAATTAAACAATCGAGAGACCAAGTATTTCCTCCAGGAGAACTAATAGGTATAGCAAAAAGAGCAGTCAGTAAAATAAAAGGTACTGATAAAATAAAAGGTCAAAAATTTCAATCAAGAGAGTCATTTGATGCAGATTTAGAAGAACTTAGAGGGGTGCTATTTGATGCGTATCAAAATCCAACAAGAAATAGAAAGCTAATCACAGAATTAGAAAGAGTAGTAGAAACTTACGATTTAACTAGATATAATACTTTGGCAAAAGAAGGTGGAAAAGGAAGCACAGGATTACTTGATAACGCTTTAGATAAATACAAAGAATTATCAAACGAATACAAATCAGGGCTAATAGGTGATATAACAAGGTTAAGTAATAAAGTCACGAATACACTTAGTACAGACAGTCTCTCAGCTTCTAACAGATTATTAAAATTTATAAACTCAGGATCTACTATAACAGATGATGGAGTCATAAGTTCTCCTGAATATTTAAGTAAAATTTTTCTTGACCCTTCTAATGCTAAATTAGTAGATGACGTCAGATTAGCTACAAAAAACAATTTATTTGAAAATGTTTTTGAAATAAAAAACGGCAGAATAATGCCGAAAGAAGATGGTCCAGAATTATTAAGACAATGGAAAAATGATAATGCTAGTGTGCTTGATGAAGCTAACGGAGTTTTTACTAAAAAAGAATTACAAAGTTTTGATAATGTTGACGGTTTAGCTAATAGATATAGACAAGAATTAGACGCAAGGGAGTTATTTCTACAAAAAGCTAAAGATAATGTTGACATAAAAGTTATTACAGAAAAAAATCTAGATAATCCAGAAATATGGTTTAGTCAGATATTCGAACCTAATAATGTGACTAAACCAGCTAAATTATTTGAAACTATAAAAGCTGCAGATAATTTTTCTGGTGGAACTCAGTTAATGGATAAAGTTAAATTAGCTATATATGATGATTTTATGAAAAACACTTCTAGTAAACGTCTGGGTACTGATGTGTTTGATTCTAACAAAATAGACCAGTATATATCTCAACATGGTTCGGCTATGGGGATATTTTTAGGAGATCAATTCGTAGCTAATTTAGGAAAACTTAATAGGCAACTTAAAACTTTCTTGCCAGCAGAAGGACAAGTGGGTAAAGATCCAACAACAGATTGGTATAAAGCAGGGCAATCTGTATTAAGGGCTTACGTGGGGTTATTTACGAGACCTGGAAGATTTTTAACTGCAGCAAATTATATAGCAAGGTCTGGGGCAGATAAAAAAAGCATAGACTTAATGACTAACCCAAACAAACTTTACGAAATTTTAATAGATGCAAAAAAATATGACTCACCAACATATAGAGCTGTAAGAAGGTTAGTGAGTTATACAATAGGTGAAACTCTCGTACAACCAGAAGAACCAAAGGAAGAAGACCTAGAATCAATAAAAGCTGAATTAGAAGAACAATCAAGAAGAGTTATGGATAGTCAAATAAAAGATTTAATGCAACTCAAATACGATTTCTAAACTAACCAGTCTTTCCACTTTTCTTCACCAAGCACAGTTTGAGCAATGTTTTGTTTTTGACGCAGAGCTTTTACTATTTTTTCATCAACAGTTTTTTCACACACTATATCAATATATGTGACCTTATCGTCTTGACCGATACGATGAGCTCTATCTTCTGACTGTAACCTTTTCTCTAAATCATAGTTATTAGAATAATATATAACTGTATTGGCAGCAGTCAAAGTAATACCATAACCACCTGTTTGTGTATTGCCCACAAAGAATCTCATCTTACTGTCAGGGTCTTGAAAATCTTTTATTATACCTTCACGCTCTGATTGTTGTACGTCACCAAAATACATACCTACTGAGTCAGAGCCATATTTCTCACTCAGGGCTTTATTTATCTTTCTAATATCATGCCTGTAGTTTGCCCAGATAATAACTTTGCCTTGAACTTCTTCTATTATTTGTAATAATTCTTCTAACCTGTTTGAATCTAACTCTTTCGTAGTACCCTTATCAGTATTTATAAAACCACAAGATATTTGATGTAATCTCACTATTTGTGTAATTACTGAGTTAATTGTGACCTTTTCGCCTGACAATACCGCTAAAGCATTGCGTTGAATATCCTTGTAGACGCGTTTTTGGTCGTCTGTCATCTCTATTTTTCGCTTAATATAGACCTTTGGAGGAAGGTCAAGGCAATCTTTTTTCAAGATACGGAAGCTGAATGACTTTAATAATTCATTTAATTCGTTCAAGTTTTTATAACCAGTAACTAATTTAAAATTTCTACCGTTCATGGAACGTTCTATTAAGTCAGCAAACCTTGCTCTGAATGAAAAATAACTACTGAAACCTAATAGTGATGGGTCTAGAAAATAACATTGACTAAATAAGTCTAATGGACTTTTTGTCACAGGAGAGCCTGTCAGTATTCTTTTATAATATGCATACTTACCGAGTCTTACAGTATTGACAGTTCTCTTAGCTTTGTAATTTTTGATAGTTGTACTTTCGTCTATGATAAACATACATTGACGTTCCATTAAAAACTTAGAAGCTATCTCAGTACCTCTCTTTGTACTGAATGCTTCTATGTTCATGATAAATATCTTTAGCTCATCTGATTTATCAAAAAGAGTTTCTAGGTTTTCTTTATTCTTTTTAGTGTTAGCGTTTGACCATTTGACTATTGATTTTGGTATTTCGTCAGGTAAGTGTGTTGGTATTTCGTATGTAAACCAATTATCATATACACCTTTGGGTGCAACTATAAGTACACCGTTTAGTTTTTTATCCATGTACAATTTAACAAAGTTGTCAATCACTACTTTTGACTTACCACAGCCCATCTCCATAAATAGAGCAAACGATTCTTTTTCACACGACATATCAAGTGCATCCACCTGATGTGTATAGGGTGTAGTTTTATATGTATACTGACTCATATAAGGCATAGCATATTTATACTTAACCAGAAAGTAAATGATTGCTCGTGATTTATTAGCACTATTGAGCTAATAGGGTGATAATATATCAGCTAATAGGTAGCTTAAGTAATTGATTTATTTAAGGATATACCTAAGAACATATTGACCTATTAGTTAAAATTAACATTTATCCTTTACTAAAAATAAAATCTCCCTATACTACTAATAGTAAATAGTACTAATAGGCACTGATGGTGGTGCCGTATAAGTTTTGTCATTTTCCATGATCCTCCTAAGACTAAAAACTTGACAAGACACACCATCACTTATTATGATAGAATTTATAAAAGGAGAATTTACAGGTTTTGATTGCGATATTACTACTTGGGACGAGCCAAGAGTTCGCATGTATAAAGGCAAAAAAGTAGTAGGCAGACCAACTCGTGGCTTTGGCGATAGCCCTTTCGAATATGCTGGTAAACTATATGAGCCTGAGCCGTGGTCTACTCCTATGTATGTAATAAAATCAAACGCTGAACATTTGGTAAGTTATAAATTAAAAAAAGAAGTGAAGTTTAATTTTTGTTTGTGTGGATATTATGGACCAGAAGGCAAAGGCATACCGCACCATTCTGATACAGTACCCACTAAAAACGATATAGTTTTGTCCGTGTCTCTTGGTGCACCTAGAGTTTTCGAATGGCTTGAGTACGAAAAAGATATAAAAGAAAAAGTAAACACTAGTGAAATAAATACTAAGTATGTTCCTAAAAAAAGTTTAACACATTATTTAATGGAAGATGGAGACGTTTTTATATTTGATGGTAAATCTCAAATGAGAAGTACACACGCAGTATTAGATATGGAAGGTTGTGGAGAGAGAATCAACCTCACCTTTAGAAGTGGCGTTTAAATACGCAACAACCTATTTACTTTTATTACCAAAAATAGTTTAATAGAGACGCACTACCAAAAGTAGTGATAACTAAGGAAAAATTATGACAAATATATTAGATCAAATGGAAAAAGATGCAGAGGAGAAAGAAATTAAGTCTGAAGATTTAAAAAGTATTTCTGCTTTAGCTAAAGACCTGAAAGACCTAGAAGCTCAAATGGAAGAACAGCAAGATGTTCTTAACAATCTTAAAAATAAATACCGTCAAATAAGTGAAGAGGACTTACCTTCTAAATTAGAAGAAGTAGGTATGTCTGAATTTAAACTTAGCGACGGTACTTCTATTTCAGTAAATAGGTTTTACTCTGGTCGTATCACTGAGGAAAATAGAGATCAATGTTTTCATTGGCTTGAAGAAAATGGTCTTGGTGATATTATAAAGAACACTGTCTCGGCTAACTTCGGTAGAGGTGAAGACGAGAGTGCAAAAACTCTTATGACTAGCTTAGAGAAAGACGGGTACTCACTCATGCAGAAAAAATGGGTAGAGCCTATGACTCTCAAAGCTGTTATTAAAGAGCAGGTAGAAAAAGGTAGCGACCTCCCTTTAGATACCTTTAATGTATATGTAGGTCGTAAAATAAAGGTGAAAAAATGACAACTAACGAAGCTGTTAAAGAAGACGTAGAGGCTACTCCTACTGAATCTAAGCCATCAAAAGAAGTAGCAACTAAATCAAACACGGCTTTAGCCACTGCCTCATTATTTGAGGAAGATGCTGGGTCTGGTTTGGAAAATGTAACCTCTGACGATATTACTATTCCTCGTCTTAAAATACTTCAAGCTATGAGCCCAGAAGTAAATAAGAAGGATGGTAAATATATTGAGGGTGCAGTAGCTGGTGATATAACTAACACAGTCACTAAAGAAGTCTTTAGGGAAGATGTTGGATGTTTTGTATTACCAGTGTCGTATAGACGTATGTTTCTCGAGTGGCAGCCACGCGAGACAGGTGGAGGGTTGGTGACGCAACACTTTGACCCTGAAATACTACGTCAAACTAAAAAGGATAGGGATGGTAGAGATGTCCTAGATAATGGAAACTATATCCAGACATCTGCAACTCACTATTGCCTAGTACTAGACGGTGACTCGTTTCAACAAGTTATGATTCCTATGGCTGGAACACAGTTAAAGAAATCAAGAACTTGGAATGCAGTTATGGCTAGTCTAAAAGTGAAAAAAGCGGACGGTGGTGTTTTTACTCCTCCTACCTATAGCCACAAATATAAATTGACTACTGTACAGGAGTCAAATGATCGTGGTACATGGTTCGGTTGGAATGTAGACATGGTGGGTCCAGTCACAGAAGAAGAAACAGATATGTATCTTGCAGCTAAACAGTTTTCACAGACCGTAGGTAGTGAAAATGTTGTGATGGCTACTTCTAACGACGAAGCTCCTTTCTAATCCTTTTTTAAATTACAGTTCTAGGGTAAGTTATATGTCTTACCCTAGACTAAGACTTGAGGACAGATTGGAGAATTATTCAAATAAATTAAATGAAATATTCAAAGGCTCGAACAGAGCTCATGGTACTTTTACTGTTGACATAGCTACAACAGGTCAGAAAAAATCAGGTAAAGCAAAAACTATAAAAACTGTAGGGGCTACTACAAATCATTGGGACGACCACCTTAGTGGTAAATCTGGTCTAGGTATTATACCTATAGATGAAGATAACATGGTACGATGGGGTGCTATTGACGTTGACCAATACTCGCTAGACTTAAAAAAATTAGTATTAAAAATAGAAGAATTCGGCTTACCACTTATAGTATGTAGAAGTAAAAGTGGTGGAGCCCACATATACTGTTTTACTCGAGAGCGAGTAAGTGCAGGAGATATGCAAGATAAGTTAAGAGAAATATCTGCAGGATTAGGGTATGGTGGAGTAGAGATATTTCCTAAGCAAAGGGAGGTATTAGTAGATAGGGGAGACTTAGGCTCATGGCTAAATATGCCCTATTTCGAGGGCGAAAACTCTCTTAGGTACGCTTTCGATACTAAGGGCGAGGCATTAAGTATAGACGGTTTTATAGAGCATATAGAAAAGAGGTCGTTAAGTTTAGAAGAATTATTAGAGTTAGAAGTACCTTTATTGGATGACATGAAAGATGGTCCACCTTGTTTACAGGTATTACTTAAACAAGGTTTTCCAGAAGGCACAAGAAATAATGGTTTATTTAATGTAGGTGTATATTTAAAGAAAGCTATCCCAGAAACTTGGGAAACTGAGATAGAAGAATATAACAGAAAGTATGTAACACCACCTTTACCAGCCCAAGAAGTTTTAACCTTAATAAGTACATTAAGGAAAAAGGAGTATAACTATAAATGCTCTGATGAACCAATCAAGTCTTACTGTAATGTAAGTAAATGTAGGGGCTGTAAGTACGGCATCGGCAACGGGAACACGGCTCCTACATTCTCTAGTTTAGCTAAGTTAGATAGTAACCCACCTCTCTGGTTTTTATCTATTGATGATAAAAGATTAGAGTTAAGCACTGAACAACTTCAAAATCAAATAAAGTTTCAAAGAGTGTGTATGGAGATTTTAAATATAATGCCACAACGTATGAATGATAGGGGTTGGCAAACTCTTATACAAAATTTAATGGACAATGGTATGGAGATTATAGAGGTAAGCGATGATATTTCTGTAGAGGGGCAGTTTATGGATTTACTCGAATCTTTTTGTACAGATATGGCACAAGCTAACACAAGAGATGAGATACTTTTAGGTAAGCCCTTTACAGAAGATAACCGTACCTTTTTTAGAATTAAAGATTTAAAAGAGTATCTTTTAAAACACAGGTTTACAGAAATGGATACTAACAGAATAGCATCTAAGCTGAGAGATATGAAAGCTGAACATAAGTTTTTAAACCTAAAAGGTAGAGGAGTAAATGTTTGGTCTATAGCTGAGTTTGAATATGGAGCAGATGATTTAGAGCTCGAGCCAACTAACTTTGAGGGGTCAGACATATAATGTATAACGTGGTTCTTGGTCCACCTGGAACTGGAAAAACAACGTACCTTTTAAATAAGGTAGAAGACTTCTTTGAAAAAGGTACGCCACCAGAAAAACTAGGTTATCTTGCGTTTACTAAGAAAGCTGCAAACGAAGCTCTGGCTAGAGCTATGGGCAAGTTTTCTTACACAAGTCAAGAGTTGTGTTATTTTAGAACGCTCCACTCTCTCTGTTATCATTGGTTAGGTTTTACTAAGAACGATGTATTAGCTAGGAGTAATCTTAGAGAGTTTAGTAGGACTATAGGTGAGAGAATAAACTCTGCGTGGGATGGTGAAAATATAATGACACTATCTAGTAAGGGCGATAGAATGTTATTCTTAGAAAATATGGCACGTAATCAATCAATGGGTTATAAAGAAATATGGAACAAAGCTAATGATTTAGATATAACTTGGATGCATTTTAATTGGTTTTGTAAAAACTATTCTAAATATAAAAGCCAAAACTTTTTAATTGATTTTACAGATATGTTAGAGATGTTTATTAATCACGATACTAAACCTAACCTAGACGTATTAATTATAGACGAGGCACAAGACTTATCAGCTTTACAGTGGAAGTGTGTAGAAAAATTAGCAGAAGGGGTAAAGCATGTGTATATAGCTGGTGATGATGATCAAGCTATCTATAAATGGGCAGGTGCAGATGTAAATCATTTTATAAATTTAAAAGGTAATAACATTTATTTAAACCAATCTTACAGAGTACCAAGAAAAGTACATGATGTAGCACTAAGAATAGTAAAAAGAATAGGTAATAGAAAGGAAAAGGTATGGGAGCCTAGAGAAGAAGAGGGTCAAATAAATATACATATGGATTTTGAACATATTGATGTGTCAGAAGGTGAGTGGTTATTTTTAGCTAGAAATAATTATCTACTTAATCAAGTAGAGGACTACCTTAAAAAGTCTGGTAGATTTTATCAGAGGTCTGGTAAATCTCCTGTGTCTGATACTTTAATTAATGCTATAAAAGATTGGGAAAGGTTAAGGAAAGGTCAGAAAATAGAAGCTGACAATATAAGAAAAATCTACTCGTACATGAGGGCTGGTAAAGGAGTCAAGAAGGGGTATAAAACATTAAAAAGTTTATTAGGTGATACAGTTTTAAGTATAGGTGATTTAAAAAGAGACTATGGTCTATTAGTAGATAGCATATGGCATGAATCATTTGACCTCATAGGTATAACCCAGAGAGAGTACTTAATATCTTGTTTAAGGAGAAAAGAAAACTTAAATACATCAAGAATAAAACTAAGCACTATACATGCTTCTAAAGGTGGTGAGTGTGACAACGTGGTTTTATTATCTGATATGGCTACTAAGTCTTACGATGAATTATATAGAAACCCTGACAACGAGTGTAGAAATTTTTATGTAGGTGTGACAAGAACTAAAGAAAACTTACACATAGTGAGGTCTAAAACTAGAAAACAGTTTATTTTTTAGGAAGATCCCTATACTTAAACTTTACAAGTAAAGTAAAATATTGACGTGAATATATTTAAATTAGACGATAATATACAGACTGCAGCAGAAATGCACTGTGACAAACATGTGTCTAAAATGATTTTAGAGTCAGCTCAAATGCTTTGTACAAGTTTCTGGCTTCATGATCAAACAGCACCTTACAGACCTGTACATATGAAACACCCTTGTACTATATGGTCTGCAGCCAGTTTAGATAATTGGCTATGGCTGAAAGACTTGTTAATTTGTCTCAATGAAGAATTTATGTGGCGATATAATAAAAACGTATGTCATAAATCTTACGATGTTATTATGTCACTGCCCAACCCTTTGATAAAAAGTAAAGGGCTACAAGAACATCCACAATGCATGCCTGATCAGTACAAAGTTCAGGGGAATGCAGTCGAGGCATACAGAAGTTATTATATAGGCGAAAAAGTATTCGCGAAATGGACTAAACGAGGTAAACCATCATGGTACAAGATAAAGTAGAAGGGTTTTTTAACTACATAAATGAAAGACACCAAATATATTTAAGAAGGCAAAATGGTCTTCATCCACCGTGGACAGAAGATAAGATATTAAAAACTTATAGTTTTTGTAATGTGTTTAGAGAACTAGACACAGTCACAGAATGGGTAAGAACAAACTGGAGAGAGCCTTATTTTGACCACCCTAACTTAGCTTTCTCAATGTCCGTGGCTCGTCAAATAAATTGGCCATCCACCCTAGAAGAGATAGGTTTCCCTGAGGATTGGCAACCAGAAAAGGTAAAAGCTATAATGCAGGATAGAATGGATAGTGGGAAAAAAGTTTACACAGGTGCTTATATGTTGACAGGTACTTTAGGTGGTACTAAAATAGAACAAACAGTAGACAAAATACTCACACCTTTATATAATAACCACCCAGAGATAGTCTCTAGTAGTTTAGAAGATACTTGGAAAAATTATCTTCCTTATCCAGGATTTAGTGGATTTATGTCATACGAAGTTGTTACAGATTTAAGACACACTCATTTATTAAGGAACGCTCGTGATCTTTATACTTGGGCAAATCCAGGTCCAGGAGCAAAGCGTGGATTAAATAGAATGAATTTAAGAACGCTTACTTGGGACTCGCACAAACATGACTGGAACGCAGAGATGTATAAACTTTTACAAGTGGCGGATAAATACTTAGAGCCACATGTACCAAAGCTAGAGATGAGAGAGATAGAGCACAGTTTATGTGAGTTTGATAAATATGAGAGAACTAGATTAGGTGAGGGTAGACCTAGAGCAAAATATAAATATGATAAATACCCAAAATTTAATGAGGCACAATACCTATGAAAATATATATTCCTACTCGTGGTAGACCCACTAATCAAGAAACTTTAAAATGGTTTCCCCAATGGATGCAAGCTAATGGTGATGTAATATTAGTTATTGATCATGATGAGCAACACCTGTATACTAAATATCAAAACACACCTAAAATGGTAGTCCCAGAGGACTGTATAGGCATAGGGGCTAAACGAAAATATATTATAGAGCATAGTGATGACCCCCATATAGTTATGCTTGATGATGATTTACGGTTTTACATTCGTAAAAGCCCTACCGACTGGCACTTACGATATTTAGAGTCTGATGAATACCCTGCTATGTTTGGTCTATTAGACGAGTGGCTTAGTCAAGGTTATGCCCACGTGGGTGTAAGTGCTAGGGAAGGTAATAATAGGGTAGAAGATTTATCTGTAGAAAATACTCGATACATGAGAGTACTCGCCTATAACTTAAACGAGTTTCCTGAAGACATAGAGTGGGGCAGAACTAGAGTGATGGAAGATTTTGATATAGCTTTACAACTATTGAGAAAAGGTAAAGCATGTAAGGTAAGTTTTTATTATGCACAAGGTCAAAAATCATCTAACGCTGACGGTGGTTGTAGTGAGTGGAGAACTATTGATGTTCATAATGAAGGTGCTGAAAGATTACACTCTTTACACCCTACATGCGTTAAGGTAGTAGAGAAACAAACTAAAACTGCTTGGAACGGATTACCTCGTAAGGATGTAATCATAGGTTGGAAAAAAGCATATAAAGAAGGAATAGGAGAATAATGCACACATTAAACTGTAGAAATGTAAACGATGCCTTTTTAAGAGGTATGGATTTACTTGACTCGAATGGTCATATAGAAAATACTAGAAACGGTAAAGTCATCACTGTAGAAGAACCAGTTACTACAGTTTATGCTAACCCTAGCGAGAGAGTTTTATTTGACCCAGATAGAGACGCTAACCCCTTTTTCCATTTTATGGAAGGTTTATGGATGCTGGCTGGTTTTAATGACTTAGCTACCATGGAGTACTACAATAAAGGCATGAGTAGATATAGTGATGATGGTGAAACATTGTGGGGAGCGTATGGCTGGAGATGGAGAAGTTATTTCAAAGACCCTATATTTAAAGATTTTGCTGGTAAAGACCAAGTAAGAATTATTATTGATAGACTTAAACACGACCCTTACGATAGACGCTGTGTCCTACAAATGTGGGACGCTGTGGGCGATTTAGGGCGAGATGGAGCTGACGTACCCTGTAATACGACTATATACTTTAAAACTGTACACATAGACGGCTACAGTCCTCGTCTCGATATGACAGTATCAAATAGGTCAAATGATATTATCTGGGGTGCATATGGAGCAAACGTGGTACACATGTCAATGCTACATGAGTTCGTAGCTGCAGCAGCAGGTATAAGAATGGGTAAGTATTATCAAGTGAGTAATAATTATCATGCGTACTTAAATGTATATGAGCCTATGAGAGAAAAATTACTACAAATAGACTCTTTTGATTATTACACAATAAAGCTATTAATTAATCACAATCCGTATAAACTAGATGAAGTAAATCCCTATCCAATGGTAAGTGTAGACTTTCGTGATTGGGAAGCAGACTTAATTATGTTTTTTACTAGAAAACCTTTTCAGCAAATGGAATTCAAAGATCCATTTTTCACTGACGTCGCAGTACCTATACAAGATGCTTGGTATCTCTCTAAAGAGGAGAGTAAGGAAGAAGCACTTATAGAAATACAACATTGTAAAGCTGATGATTGGATGGAAGCTTGCTTTAGATGGCTATCTAGAAGAATAAAATAAATAGGAGAATCTATGATTGGTCAATGGTCGTATAGTCGTCTTAGTTGTTACGAGAAGTGTCCCAAACAAGCTGAGTTTAAATTTATAAAGAAAATGAAAGAGCCTGGAAGTCCTGCCATGGATCGTGGTAAAGATATGCATAAATTATGCGAGGAATATATTCGTGGTAGGTTTGATGAACTACCTAAAGAACTCAGAGAGTTTGAAGAAGCGTTTGTAAAATTAAAAGAACTACATGAATATGGTCAGGTAACATGTGAGAGTGACTGGGCTATAACTAAAGATTGGGATCAAACAGGTTGGTTTGATAATGATACTTGGGGCAGGGCTAAAGTAGATGCTTTCGTCTATGACGAAGGAAACTCAACAGAAGCTAGAGTCATTGATTTTAAAACAGGTAGATATGAAGGTAATCAAGATGCACATAAAGAACAATGTGAATTATATGGAGGAATAGCTTTAAAGAGATACCCTGAGTTAGAAAAAATTATCACGGAAATGTGGTATTTAGATCATGGTAAGATAGATAGATACATTTATACTCAAGAGAGTATAAATATCAAAAGAGATAAAATACACATAAGAGCCGTAGAAATGACAGAAGCTACAGAGTTTCCTGCTAAACCTTCTAAGTGGAAGTGTAAGTGGTGTTATTTCGGTAAGCAGAATATGTGCAGAGAAAAATATGAGGAGTATTAATTATGAGTGGATCTAATTTTAATTTAATAAAACTACTAGCACACACTGATGTAGAAAAGCTAGAGGAAGCCCAAATAAGTTATGGTGATAGTTGGCGTTCTCGTGGTGGTGTTGGTGCGTTTATGATGTTAGCTAGAAAATTTGATAGGATAGAAAATCAGTGTAAAAAGAACGGCTACGACATATTTAAAACTATAGCAGATGACCCTAGTTCTACAGGTATATTAGATGATATACAGGATTTAAGGAGATACTTGTTATTAGTAGAAGGTCACATGACTAACCGAAAAGAGTATATCGGTAAGTAATGGATCAAAAAAGTTTTTTTCCACCTGAGTCAGAGTGGACACCACCAGATAGTTTTCCTGATTTAACACAAGCTAAAGAGATAGCTATTGATTTAGAAACTAGAGACCCATTACTCATGACTCATGGTCCGAGCTGGGCTTGTAAGCAAGGAGAAATAATTGGAGTAGGTATAGCTACAGAAGGTTGGAAAGGTTATTTCCCTGTGGCTCATCATTATGGGGCTAATCTAGACAGAGGAGTAGTCTATAAGTGGTTAGCTAAACAGTTAGAGCATGATAACGATAAAGTATTTCATAACGCACAGTATGATTTAGGTTGGCTTACTTATGAGGGATTTACTGTCAACGGTAGTATACAAGACACTATGATTGCTGCACCTTTATTAAATGAAAATGAAAGGAGATACTCTCTCAATAGTTTAGGTGAAAGGTTTATGGGTGAATTAAAAGATGAAAAACTTTTAACAGAGGCAGCAGAAGCATTTGGGCTAAACCCTAAATCAGAGATGTATAAATTAGAGCCTAAATATGTTGGCATGTATGGTGAGCAAGACGCTGACCTTACTTACAGGTTATGGCAAAATTTAAAAGAAAAAATAAAAGGAGAAGAGGTTAGTGAAATATATAAACTAGAATCATCTTTAATAAGGGTACTTATAGAGATGAGGAGACGTGGTGTAAGAGTCGATCTAGATAAAGCTGATAGAGTTAGTCAAGAATTAAAGAGTAAAGAACAAAAGATATTAAGTCAAATAAAAAATTGGTACGGCATTACACCTGACTTATGGGCAGCAGCATCAGTCGCACAAGTATTTGATAGAGCTGGTTTAGATTACCCTAGATCACCAAAACTAAATGCACCGAGTTTTACTTCTGCTTGGCTAGAGGCACATGACCATAAATTACCATTAGCGATAGCTAGGGCTAGAAAATTCAATAAAGCTAGAACTACTTTTATAGATAAAATGATTTTAGACCATGAGGTAGACGGTAGAATACATGGAGAACTACACCCCTTAAGGTCAGATGATGGAGGTACAGTCACAGGAAGGTTTAGTTGTAGCAACCCTAACTTACAACAAGTACCAGCACGTGATCCAGAAATAGGTAGTTTGATAAGAAGTTTATTTATACCAGAAGAAGACTGTCACTGGGGTTGTTTTGATTACTCTCAACAAGAGCCTAGACTTACAGTACATTACTCGCTACTTACTAAACAAGAGGGTGCACAAGAGGCAGCAGATGCTTACACAGATGATGCAGACTTTCATCAGATAGTAGCAGACATGGCTAATATAAGTCGTAAGGAAGCTAAGAATATAAATCTAGGTTTGAGTTATGGTATGGGTAAAGATAAACTCATACGTCAGCTTGGTATAAGTGAAGAAGAGGGTCAAATACTATTTGATCAGTATCATGAACGAGTACCTTTTATCCGTGGTCTACGAGATACTTGTGCTAGGTTAGGGTCAAATAGGGGTTATATAAAGACTATCCTAGGACGTAAGTGTCGCTTTAACCTTTACGAACCTATGTCGTATAGGGATACCCCTTACCCCTACGAAAAAGCCCTCGAAACGTATGGAAAAGGGCTTAAAAGGGCTTTTACATATAAAGCTATGAATCGACTTATACAAGGGTCAGCAGCAGACATGACTAAAAAAGCTATGTTAGATTTACACAAAGAAGGCATACTCGCACATACTCAAGTGCATGACGAGTTAAATATATCTGTTAAAGATAAACAGGAATGTGAAAAAGTCATAGAGGTTATGAGAGACTGTGTAAAAATCAATGTACCTAATAAAGTAGATGCTGAGATAGGTAAGAGCTGGGGAGAGATAGAAAATTATAAAGATTATTTTAAATGAAGATAGGCATAACATTTAGTGCTTTTGATTTATTGCACGCAGGACATGTTGCTATGTTAGAAGAAGCTAAAGGTGTCTGTGACTATTTAATTGTAGGACTACACACTGACCCTAGCGTAGAAAGATCAAATAAAAATAAACCTGTGCAAAGTTTGATAGAAAGACAAATACAATTAAAAGGTTGTAGATATGTGGACGAAATAATTTGTTATGAAACAGAGCAAGATTTATTGAACCTACTGAATATGGTAAGGTGGCATATAAGAATAATAGGAGAGGAATATAAAGGAAAAGCATTTACTGGTTGGACAGAGTTTAATAACTCATGCTCTAATAAAGAAATTTATTATAACTCTAGACAACATGAATTTTCTAGCACTTCTTTAAGGGAGAATATAACAAATGAAACGGCAAGATAAAAAAAGAATGTACTTCAATATCTATATGATATACAAAAATTCTGATGCTACTTTAGAGGAGATAGGTATGAAATATAAAATTACAAAACAGAGGGTATGGCAAATAATTCGTATGTGTAGGTTAGGACATAGTGATTACTACAAGGGTTTAAGAGTATATAATGAGGTCTGTAAAAAAGTCAAAGAAAGATATCCAGATATACATAATGATGTATTGAGAGGATGGCTCAGGGAAAATGGTATACGACTCATAAAAAGTAAAAATGGTTCAGAGATCTCTACATCGAACAACAAGCTTGTCTAGTTCCCCATGTGTGGGTACTTGTTCAGTGACTCAATTTGGTACTCGTATATGTAAAGGTTGTGGTCGTACGGAAGAAGAAATAAGAGATTGGAACAGTTATTCAGACACAAAGAAAAAACTTATAGTAATAAATTGCTGGGCTTTAGGTTACACGCCCAGACAAAAGAGAGATATGATACAAGATGAAGAAATACATTCACGTGAATCAACACAAAATAAAAGCTAATTTGAAACACGGCACTGACGAGCCAGTCATTACTATAAAAGAAGGAAAGAACAATACTTACTGTCACGCAGTTAAAATTTTAGGGGAAAGCACAGTCAGGTATGGGGGTAATGATAAACCCATCCTGCCCTGTGGTGCTAGAGTTGTGATAGAAACTACAGCAGATATAGAGGTGATAGATGATCAATGTAAGGAATAAAGGGGCATCATTTGAACGTGATATTGCTAAGAAACTTAACGCTTTCCTTAGTGAGCATAACATTGATTATGTTTGTAAAAGAAACCTTGAACAGTATCAAGAAAAAGACAAAGGCGATTTAACTATTCCTCTACACGTTATTGAATGTAAAAGATATAGAGAAGGTAGTTGGTATAAAGATGCATGGTGGAATCAAGTTTTAAAATCTGCTGACGATCAAATACCTATACTTATATATAAGTTTGATAGACAACCTATAAGAGTCGTTGTACCTATTAATTATATTAATAATAAGTATAAAAATTCTGACATAAAATGTGTGACGACTTTTGATCATTGGCTTGATCTACTTGTTAATGTTCTTAAAGAACATGCTATTATCTCGTAGTCATTAGCTTATAGTATCCCTAACTTTTAACTTTTATTAAAAGGAGGTAATTATGGCACATGCCGTAGAAACAATGGCTTATGCTGGGGAAGTTCCCTGGCACGGATTAGGTGTTAAGGTTGAAGATAACCTTACCCCTGATGAAATGCTAGTTGCTGCTGGACTTGATTGGACAGTAAGTAAAAGGCATTTATTCACACACTCTGAGCCAAGCGTAGATAATAGTAAAGAGGTTATACCTGTTAATGATTATTACGTTCTAGTAAGAGATAGTGATAACAAAACCTTTGGTCCTTGTGGTCCAAAGTTTGTACCGTCACAAAATGCTGACGCTTTTAAATTTTTTGAGAAATTTACTAGCGTAGGCGATATGTCGATGGATACAGCTGGTGCCTTAAAAGGTGGTGAACAAGTCTGGGGCTTAGCTAAAATCAATGATGGTTTTACGCTTCCTGGAGATGACAGAGTACTAGGTTATTTACTAGTTTCTGTATCTCATAAGTGGGGCAAAGCTAACGAGATTAGGTTTACACCTATTAGGGTAGTTTGTAACAACACTCTTACCTATGCTTTAGCAGATAAGACTAGACCTTCATTTAAGATGCCTCATTTAACGGCTCTTGATGCGGATGTATTTAAGTCTGCAGAGGAAGCACTAGGTATCGCTGGTGATCGTATGAAAGACTTTAAAGAGTCTGCCGAGTTCTTAAGTTCTAAGAACTATACGTCACAAAATGTAGTATCATATATATCTGAGCTATTTCAACCAGAATTATTGGAACAGCAAAAGAATATGGAGCAAATGAGTGATATAAAAGCTATAGCAACACGTCAATCAATGGTTGATGAGTTTAAGCGTGTACCAGCAATGGTACATCAAGCTTTAGAAGAACAGCCAGGAGCTAACCTCAAGTCCTCTAAGGGTACTTGGTGGGGTGCTGCTAATGCTGTCACTTTTATAGTTGATCATAAGTGGGGTCATGACAGAGACGCAGCATTACATAATGCGTGGTTCGGTGGTCGTGCATCACTTAAGCAGAAAGCTATATCAAAAGCTCTGGAGTATGCCAAAGCTGCATAATGGCTATGACTTTCGACGAGATGTCTGAGCTAACTGAAGAGTTAGCTCGGCTTCTTGTCGAAGAGTCAAAACACATATCAGAAAATATAGAAGCACCAGATAGCGTGGTGCCTGCAGCATTTTTATTTGCTGCTGTACAATCAGCTATAGAATTTTTTGAAGCCACTGTACCAAGTGGTCATGTATTTGAAGAAGAAAATTTAAGAGAAGTGATGCATTCCGCAATGGATCTTGCTTTGAGTTATCATTTCGGAACTGATTTTAGAGACGAAGAAGACAGTCTTCATTAAAATTTTTTAACAAGAATTTTACATTATCCTTTACTTTTAACTTATTGTTATATATGCTTAGCTTTTATTTTAAGTAATTATGTTAGACGAAGAAGCTATAGTATTTGTTCTAGATACACCACTAAGTAATACTTATAAAAGAGTAGTACGTGTGAACAGTGTAAAGTCAGGTAGAATTAGAGGTGGCTCACTTATATTAGGTGACCCTAATAAATTTGCCTATCCTTCATGGTTTACTGTGGAACATCTAGATAAAATTATTGAGTGCCATAACTTGAAAAAGTTTAAGTACAAAGATAAACAAGACGCATGCAGAAAACTCTATAAATTACTTCTACCACTGGCTAAAGAGCCTAATGACTCTGACTTTGACCCACACTCTGTAGCGTTTCACTCAAACGTAGTAAAGAAACCTACGTTTAGGAAACCTGTGCAGAAGAAAGTGGTTCGTGTGTCAAGCATTAACATGGAGAGTAAGGTGAAAGCTACTGATAAAGTTCCTTCATCTGATAAAAATAAAACCAGACAACTTTATTACACTGGTGAACTAACCGTTGCTGAGTTGTTAGAAAAACACAGTGATCTAAAACTAGGTGATATAAAGTATGACGTAAAATCCAAATACGCAGAAGAGGTGTAATATGGCTAGAGCAATGTCTCTAAAAGGTAAAGTAGCAACCTTTAAACAGCTACAAAATATAATTAAAAAGGGTAGAGAGAACGAGTATAATCGACAACTCGATGAAACTAAACTCAAACCTTTCTTAGTTAAAGAGCTGGATAAAATGCACATGGATATAAATGAGGTTAAGTTTCCTATGACTGCCCTTATGATACATGAGCATGCTCAAGGTGAAAAAGTTGCTCCACATATTAGAGCGTCAATATATATTCCTGGAACAGGTAAGGAAAGAACTATTATTGATGTTGACTGGAACAGCTGGGAAAAACTTGACATAGTTGAGGCATAGTATGGACTTTGAAAAGAATGTACCCATACCTGAAAATTATGATGGTCCGAGAAATAACAAGTATAATTACCATAAGATGGACATTGGTGACAGTTATGCAGTTGTTTTTGAGCCAACGCTAGTTCAAAAAATGAGAGTGGCTTTAAGTCAATACTGTAGAAGAAACGATAAAAAGTTTACCACCAGAAAAGTATTTGAAGATGGTATGACACAGTTTAGAGTATGGCGGATAAGTTAACACCAAAACAAGAAAAGTTTGCTCAAAATGTCGCTAAAGGCATGAGTAAAAAAGATGCTGCAAAACACGCTGGGTATAGCGAGAAGAATGCAGGGAAAGCTGGTACAGTGCTAACGAGTAAAGACAATCCATTAGTTCAAAAGAGAATAGGTGAGTTACAAGAAAAAGCTGCAGATAAAGCAGAACTTAGTTTAGGAACTCATTTAAAGGATTTAAAAGATATTCGTGACGGTGCTATGCGTAATAACGCTTTCTCTGCAGCAGTAACAGCAGAGGTGGCTCGTGGTAAAGCTGCAGGTCTATATGTAAACAGAAGTGAACTTACTGTAAACAGAGTAGATACCATGTCAAAAGAAGAAGTGCTTGAACGTATGAAGCAACTATATTATGATACAGGTGGTGTATTACCTGCTGGCAAGATAATAGAAGTGGAGCCTGAAGAACTAGAAGAAGAGGAGCAAAGGATAATAACGAAAAATGCTAGTGATGATAATACATCCTAGCTATACTTAATTAAATATAATTAAACGGAGGAACTTATGACATATTTTAAATTTAAAGTCACAGAGGAAGGTTATACTGAAACAGGTTGGGACTCTCAAGGTAATCAAGAGTCTTACCAATTTATAGCTGACCCCAATAGTTATGCTAAACGCATAGCACAAGTAATACAAAATAACCAAAAATTAGAAAATAGGGGCTATATAAGTCCCGAGTTTTCTAAAGCTATGACAGAGCATAAACCTGAAGAAAAAGGTTTCTCACACAGTGTACGAGTAAATAAGGAAGGAGTACTCGAGGATGTTATCATCGAAGATTGAAAAAGATATAAATTGCTGGGTTTACGAATTTTTAGCTAAACCGAACGAGTTATTAGATTGGTTGCCTGTGTGCCCATATGCTGCTAAAGCATTACATGAGGACAGGGCTAGAATAGAAATAAATACAAGTTTATTTTCTGAGTCTTTCTACGAAAAATTTATTCCTACTTTTGATCATCATAAAGAGGATATTCTTATACTCGTCAGTACCTTTAACGAAAGGTCATTTACTGAGTTTAATAATTTCATAACTAAACAAAATCAATGTATCTTATGGAAAAAAGACATATTTATAATGGGTAGCCACCCTGATGATACCGAAGAAGGTATTG